ATCCCGGATCCACTTGGCCGGGATCTGGCTGCCGTTGAGGGCGTCCCGCAGGGCGGACTGCCAGTCGGGCATGGCCAGCACGGACTGGTCCATTTCCACCGCCTGGGCGATCATGGCCTTCATCTCGAGGAACTTCTGACCCTTCTGCTGCTCGATCGCATCGTGCAGGGGGCTCTCGAACCGGAAAAGCAGGTCAGATCCGGCCAGTTCCTTTGGCATGTCCAGCGGGCTGCCGAATGCGCCACCGCGGCGCAGTTCATCGAACGTCAGGTCGCAGATTCCGCCGTTGTATTCGATTTCCATCGGTTCGAAGAGGGGCAGGGCATCCCGGATGTACTGAGCCACGATCTGGCCTGCCTGGAAGGCGGTCATGGTGGGGTCGGTGCTTGGCACGAACGGTTTCAGCTTGTTCAGGTAGAAGGCTGCCGAAAGCATCTGCCGGCTGTCCGCCAGCATGTCGCGTCCGATCGGCATGCCTCGCAGATCCTGCTGGATCGGGCGAAGAGCCTCGCCCAGGCGTTCGTCGTAGTCGCGGTCCACCCATGTCACGGCACCAGCGAACACGCCAATGTCGGTGCGTACGGCGTCCTCGGTGGCGATCAGTGGGGGGTTCGTGGCTTTCTCGCCGGCCTCGAGGATGGTGTACGTCATGGCCTGGACAAGCCTGGCATCCGGCAGCGCAGCAATGGTGGCTGGGGAGAATGCGTACTGGCTGCCACTGACCGTCTGCCAGCGTGCGACGTTGTACTCCTTGCTGTGGGTCGCCATGGCCTCGATCAGCTTGCTGTGCGTCACGTCCCAGTAGATGCTCACGTAGGGGAACTTCTTGCGCGCTGCAGCTTTGACCGGGCCACGCACCTTGGTTTGGTTGCCGTCCGATCCGCGGTCGTAGGTGTCGACGTCCCCGGTGTAGAGGTCCATGTCGACCACCATGTGCATGCAGTCGATCTCCTCGTTGGGGCGGTTCTGGGTCAGCAGTTGGTCCACCTGGGTGTCCACCTTGTCGCCGAATAGGGTCTTAAGTTGCCGCGCGGTCGGCTTCCACTTCCGGAACATCATGGAGACCACGCCGTTCTCGTCCTCCTGCCAGGCGCAGTCGCGCAGGTGCCAGCATCGGTACAGCAGGGCGTCACGGTTGCTGTTCAGGCGCACGCTGATGACGTTCTGGCCGAACGTGGCCCAGTCGTGGTCGCCCTCCTTGGCGGCTCGGGTGAACATCGATTTGCGGTCGTACATGGCGCGGCGCATCACCGAATCTGCCCACTGCATCCATCGCTTGGCTTCGTTGGTTTCGCGCGTCGGGTCGATCAAGCCGGTATGAAACCATTCCTTGGCTGTGGGTCGCAGCATCGATCCCATCTGGTCACCAAGGTCACGCCGGCATAGCAGCGGGAAGCTGGTCATCAGGTTGGATGCAAAGTCCACGCCCAGGCTGCGGTGGTAGGTGAAGTCCGCGCGTTCCGGGTAGAAGTTCTCGGCCTGTTCCTGCCAGAGGCTCATCAGCGAGGCGCGCTTCCCGAACAGAGATTGCGCCATTTCGTGCAGTTCCTTGGCATCCATGGTGATCCTTCCGGGACGGCTACTTGTCGTCCGTGTCGTACTCGGGTTCGGTGAATTCGCCGAATGCCAGATCCGTGATCTGGAAGTCGACGGCGGTTTCCTCCTCCGCGATCGGGCCGGTTCCTGCTGACTGGCGGACCATCGTCACCATGGCTTTGACGGTGATCAGGACGGTGGATCCGACTTCAGGCATCTCGGTGATGCCGGACTTGTCGAGTTCGTCCTTGTCCATATGGATGCACATGCCGTATGGATAGTCCGGTGCAATCGATGTGGGCGGCGCCACTTCGCCCATATCCTTGCGCTGGTCCTCGGGGGTGCGCTTCATCGAGATAAGTTTGGGTTCAGCCATGGTCATCCTCCGAGTGTGTCAGTGACACCGTTGTCGGTCAGGATGGTGCTGGCTCGACCGCGGCGGGCAAGTTGTTCGGCTAGGCTTTTGCGCTTGGCAGCGTCAGTGTTGGCGTCACCTGGGGTAGGCATCGTGGGTGCCGGAGTCACAGTGGGCGCTGCAGGGGCGCTGGTGGTTTGGGCGTCCGGGCTGATCATTTTCCCGATCACGCTGCCGGCGACGCCTCCTGCGACGGAGGCTGCTACCGGGTAGGCTGCTGCAAGGGCTGCGAGTTCTGCCATGATGTTCTCCTATCTCCCCCTGCGAGTTCCACGGGTGGCCATGATGACCTGTGGCCGGCGCCCAAGTGGGCGGTGTTCTGCTGCCTTTGCCCGCCACATATCACCATCGGTGATGTATGTCGGTCCTGCTGACCATGCTTGTACCACGGCATCGCCTCGGTCGGTGGATCGGTTCAGGCGGTCCGTCACGTCCTCCTTGGGTTCTACCTGAATCGCTGCCTGTCCGTCAACCTTGGCCAGCCAGAACGATGGGGCCGCAAGATCTGCCAGCAGGATCTGGTCTGGTGGCAGTGCGATCGGTGATCCGCCTGGTTGGCTGGGGTCCAAGGCCTCCCGAAACTTCCAGATCACTTCGGTGCGCTTGTTGAAGAATCGCAGCTGGCCGTCCTCGGTGCGGCGGGTGCTTTTCTCCGATCCCTTGTGAGCCACGACGTCGATGTCGTTCTCTTTCAGTTGCTCATACAGGCTTCCACCGTATCCGCCACCCATGTCGACCACGACGATGGCGCGGTCGCGGCGGTATGTCACCACCAGCCCTGCGGAATACTTGCCCACGCGGTCTGGTGGGATGTCTTTGCCCTCGATCACTTCCAGCGGTGCGAACCAGCCGTCGTGTCGCATGGCGATCACCATCGGGTCGTCGCCTCCGCCTGAGCAGTCCACGCCCATCCCGCACATGGGGATGCCCGGTGGTGGCTTGTCTTTCCACCGGTCCATGGCGGCGCGGATCCAGTCCGTTGGGATGCACTGCATCGGGCCGTCCTTCAGGGCTGCCTCGAACTTGCCCTCGCGGTATGCCTCGCGGATCTCCTTGGGCAGTGCGTCTAGGGTGGCAGCGTAGTCGGTGGTCTGGGTCAGGTCTGGGTTGTCGTCCAGCTTGGCGCGGATGAATGTCCGGCTTTTCGCCCTCACCATGCGGCCTGTGCCGTCGTCGTGGGGTCCTGGGCCGTCCACTTCGGTGTCGGCACCACGGATGGTGGTGAACCAGCGCAGTTCGCCTGGCTTGGCAGGGTGCGGGTGCTTTGGGTCCAGCCACGGTGCCCAGCGCCTCACCACCCACGTGCCCTCTGGCCTGGTCGGTGGGTTGGTTGTGGCCACCACTCGGGTGCGCTGGTTCGGGTCGTTGGATCGCGTCCATCCGATGATGAACGTGTACTGGGTTTCAGTGAAGTCGACCAGTTCGTCAAATGCCTTGAGGTCGTGCGGGATGCCTTTGCGCTTCTGTTTGTCCTGCTCGAGCTGGCAGCCACCAATGTCGATGATCCGGCCTTGGATCCGCCATGTTCCCTTCTGGGAGTTGTAGCCGTCCCGGTTTCCGATGATCTCCTCGAACCGGTCCGGCAGCTTGTCGGCTTCCTTGGTGGTGCGGCGCAGGACTAGTGACCGTTTGTGGATGGTCAGGGAAAGGCCTACCAGCAGGTCTGTCTTGCCTCCGCCTGCCTCGCCACCATAGAGCAGTTCGTCGGCTTCGCAGAAGTACGCATCTGTCTGTGGTCCCGGGTTCGGGATCCACAGCATGTGCTGGGTGGCGGCGCGGGCTTCCTGGACGGTCTTGGCGCGCGCTGCAGGGGGCAGCACGCCCAGTCGGTTGATGTATTCGTCCAGGCTGCCCACGGGTTACTGCTCGGGTGAGGAGTCCGGGTTGGCTGCCTGGTCGGGATGCGAAGATTCCTCGGCCGGTGTGGCTGCAGCATCAATCGCCTGTTCTTCGGCCAGGGTGGCTTGTTGCACGAATTCTTCCTGTGCGCCAAGTTCCCGGGTTTCGTAGGCATCGCCGGCTTCTTCGATGACTGCCGGTTCGGGTGCATGCGGTCCCGGCTGGTAGCGCACCGCAATGCCCGGGTGGGATGCCAGAACTTCCTCGATCGGCATGTCATCCCGGATGTCTGGGAATCTTTGCGGGTTGATCTCGTTGGCCGTCCCGTCGCGCTGGCAGATCGGGCAGTACAGCACATCGGCGGCCGTGTTCACCTGCTTCATGCAAAGGCTGTTCACGCATTTCATTTCCGCTTGCTCCTTGGTTTGGGGTCCATGCGGACCTTGTCGGTGGGGTACGTCTTGGCGCGGCCAATCAGGCGCACGTTGGCCTTCTGTTCGACGTGCAGTGTGGCTGCAGAAGCTGCGGCGTCAGCCTGTGCTGCTGCTGCGGCGTCCTGCAGTTCCTTGCGCACCTGCTCGGTGATGATGGCGCGCACGGCTGGTTGTTGGGCCACGATGCTGGGGTTGATGCCCACGCCATCCCGGTCCTCACCCCACGTCTGCATATGGTAGTTGTGGTCATCCAGCGCACCGGTCAGGTGGGCCACGGCGAATTCGGCCTGCTTCAGCGCCTGCTTGGCGCCCTCAAGCCGGCCTTCCAGTTCACGGCGCCGGGCTGTGTGCTTGATCATCCAGTGGCTGGATTCGCTGATCGCATACAGGGGCATCGGGCGCAGCAGGTCGGACTCGGGCGGCACCTGGATCCGGATGCCGAGGTCGGCGGCCAGCAGCAAGAAGTGCTGGCATCCGGCGCGCTGGTAGCCGTACTCCTCGTTGGCGGCCATGTCCACGCCCCACATGCCGATCACGTCCTCCTCGGGGTCGTAGCCGGCATCCTTGCGCTTCTGGCGGTTCTCGAGGATGTCCTCGATCGCGCAGGCCAGCATCCAGGCCAAGCTGCTGGTAAAGAAGTAGGTGCCGTACTTGCTGAGAAGGTCATTGACCGGGAGGGCGCGCGAGGCCGGGATCTCGGGCACGGCTTCGTACATCCAGACCGGACACTGCTGCGGGTCCCGCTGCGCCATCCACGCCACGTACTCGGGGCTGAACCACTGCTTTTGGGTGTGCGGCTTGCCGATCTGGCCGGGCTCCCACCGGTGGAGTTCGAACCAGGCGTTCACCCTGGGTACGTAGGGGTAGACGCCGGGGCTGCAACCCCAGATGTGCCATGACGGGTCGCCGGTTGGGGCCAGTGACAGGGATGATGGGGCAGAGCCCAGCAGGGCGATCTTCATTGATTGTTCCCCTCCTCAGAGGAATGGTCCGGCACCCCACTGGGAGGGTGCCGGCGCATAGTGCGGTTACGCTGGGCCCAGTGCCCGCGTTCGGTTAAGTGGTGGCCTGGAATGCCACGCCATTGACGGCTGTGGACGAAATCATGGCCGGCGCGTATAGCGCGGTGGTCACGCCCATCAGTTCGACGTATCCGCCACCACTGCTGCGGATCGCGGTCGCGCTGCTGCCGAGGCTGGTGCCGATGATCGAGCACCCAGTCGCCGCCTTGACGTACAGGGCGCTGTCGGTGCTGCCGAACACGATGGTCTTTCTCAGTCCTGGGACCGGGGGCGAAAGCGTGAACACC